CGAGGACAGGTTCCTTTTATGAAAGGAATGCCCGTGGATATAGACGCGCAGGGATTTGTGAAAGGGACGGGCAAGCTCTGGAACGATGTCTTCAGTGAACCGGCCAGGTATGCCGACAACCTCTCTGTCGAGGCAAGGGCGTACATCGACAATTTCAACAGCATCGTGGACGAGATGGAACTACTCAGGGTCAACAGCGGTCTTGGTTCCCTTGGAAAATCGACGAAAGACGGGTGGCTCTACGTCCCGAGGCAGGTCCGCGGCAAGGATGGGATTGAGTTCCGACGTCCCTCGAACCCAAAACTCCAGCGCAGCTATGACGAGGCTACCGAGGGTTTTGAGAATGGCGTCAGGTATGACATCGATCCGAGGGGAACCCTACAGATGCACATGAAGGCATCGTACCGGGAGATTGTCGAGAAGCAGCTTTCAGATTATCTCGAGCCTCTTTCCATCCGTCCTTCGCAGTTGATTGACGAGAATCTCCGCACTGCTATGACAGTAGCCGTGAGGAAAAAGATCACGGCAGAGCGTAACCTCCGCAGGCTCCGGAACAGGATGAGGGTACTCCAGGTTGGGCGCACAGCTGAACCCGGTCCCGGTGTCCGCAGGGCTGAAGCAGTTGTCAGAACGGCTCGTGCAAACGAGAGAAAGACACTCCAGGCGCAGATAAAGGACGCACAGAAACTGTTAACACATGACGTGATGGTTGAGTATGACGCCGTCAAGGCCAGGTGGAAGAAGGCACTGGAAAGAGTCCAGAAAGCAGGATCAGGGCCGGGAGAGCTTTTCGGAAGGGCGGATGAGACCATTGCCATCAAGCAGTGGAATAACAGGTTCTTCGCCCTTGAGGATGTGAAGATCCTGACGAACGCCCTGAACACATTCGGCTATACGTCCAAGGACATGGGGGCTGTCAGCAGGAATTTCACAAAACTTGCCAACACCACGCGGTTCCTTGCATCTGTGGGTGACTTCGCAGCACCCTTCATACAGGGACTGCCCCTTCTTGTGACCAACCCCGTACAGTGGGGAAAGGCTGCGGGCAACCATTACTGGGCATGGTTTGACCCGACCGTGCAGGCAAGATTCGTTGCAAAGAACGTCGATACTCTCCAGGAAATGGCACGTTACGGTGTGCCGGTCGGGGACAATGAATTCTTTGCGGCACTCAAGGCAGGTGAGGGCTTCTCGCCCGGCAAGATGTTAGAGCACCTGCCCGCGGGCGCAACGGCGAGACAGGTAATGAGGGGGGCGCAGAAACAGACCTTTGGCCGGTTCCAGTCTTCCTACAACACCTTCCTGACCATGTCCCGCACCATGATGTGGGACACCATGAAAGATTCGTGGACTGCACGGGGCGGTACGAGGGCAGAACTCGGGGCCTACGTTCGGAACCTGACAGGGGGACTGGACAGCAGGGCTCTCGGTGTCGGCCCGAAACAGAGGGCAGGTGAGAGCGTTTGGCTTGCATTCTCCCCTAAACTACTCCGCTCGACTATCGCGGTGGTATCGGATGCCGTAAGGGCTATCGGACCTGAAACTGCATTCCAGGCAAGGGGTGCTGCACGGGCTGTTACCGGACGGGGTCCAATGGCTCGTGGCACTGCGGGCGCTACGGTCCGCCAGAGGGAATCCCTGAAACTCATGGGACGCATGATATCTGGTATCGGCGGCACCTATGTGGCAGCAGGAATTATGATGGGAAAGTCTGAAGACGAGATCATGGAAGGGCTCAATCCGTTGAACGGTGGGCGTTTTCTCTCATACGAGATAGGCGGACAGTGGATTGGCGTGGGAGGGCAGTTCCGTGCGTTGACACAGTTCATGGTACACATGACGAGTGCGATTGCACCCGGCGGAGAGGAGATATCAACGCTGGGGTCGAGAAGCATCCTTGAAAATCCTATTCTGAAAGCACTCTCATACAGGGGAGCGCCCGGTGTCAATATAGTTGGTGGAGGGGTTGAGCTTGTTACCGGGGCGGACGCACTGCCCTTTGACAATATCGATACTGTCCCCGATCTGTTCCAGCATATTGGAACTTCGGCCCTACCTTTTGTCGTTCAGGGCATGCTTGAAGGGGACAACGCGATTGCCGCGGGCTTCGGCGGTGCCGGCCTCCGCACGAGAACGCTTTCACCGGCAGATGATGTGCGTATGCTGAGAAAAGAACAGCTTGAGCTCAGGGGAATTGATCTCGACTGGACAGATTCCAACCTGGATTTGCGGATCAAGCACGAGATTGATGACTTACCCGAGATAAAGGCGGCACTGGAAGAACGTAACCAGTATTTCACGGATAGGGGAAGTGATTACCAGGCTATAAAGAATGAGGACACCCAGATTGACGATGATTTCACAGAAACAATTGATACAAGGTACGGAGCACTGGGTCCGGGCAAGGAGTTCAGGGCAGAACTCAGAAAGGAATACCTTGTGCGTGCCACCAGGAAAGAAGCCCTGAGAGCGCGTGATGATTACAAGGAAGCAACGGAATTTCTCGAGGAAAAGGATGCCTCAACTTACGGCTTCAACCATGCGCTCGACGCTTATGCAGACGCACTTTTTGATCCTGAACTCGAAGATGAACTGACCGGCGAGTACAGATATGACGAGCGTGAGCGGAGACTTAATAATTTAAGGGAACAATTCGGGCCTACGGTAATTGATGAAGTAAGAGATTACTTCCGCAGAAACAACCCACAGGGAATTAAGGATTTCAATAACGAGATGCAGATCATGCGTCCCTATTTTGAGATATCCGAACAGCAGGCAGAAAAGTACGGCTACGGGGAGCTATGGCGGCGGTACATGGAGATTGAGCATAACCAGCGATACCAGTTTGCAAGAGATAATCCCGAGATTAAATTTGTTGAGAAGCAGATCCGCAAGGAAAAAGACAGGTTCCTGATGGAAAACGTCCTTGCCGCGGGATACCTGTGGAAATGGGAGTACCTGGAATCTGATAAGCCCATTAATCCAACTCTCCGCCTCTTCATATCGGATATTTCGACAAAACAGGGCAATACACACGGCATTATCAGTGACAGGTCAGACATCGATTCATATCTTGAACACCTTAAACCCGAATGGATGAGGGAGAGATAGGTAATGGTCACCACGGTGAAACCTGGAGTCCGCTGTCCTTACTGCCGTAAGAAGATAGGTGATTATCTTCTGGGTACACTACATCTTGTGTGCCCGCGGTGTAAGAGGCAATTAATGCTAAGGTCGGACGGAGAAGCAATTGACATAAGGACGATAGATTCCTAGACTTAATCAAAATTGCCATAAACTATTTAGTGCGCTTTGCCGCCAGGACTATGTTCTTGGTGGCATTTTTGCTTTAAGAGGTAGTGCATGACATTAGAAAACGGGGCGATGGGCTTCGATACCCCACCGCCAGAAGCAGCAACCAACGGAACTGGCCAACTTGTTCCAGAACCCGATGCGGCTACAGGGTTAGCGCCCGTATTCCCAGAGGGAACAGGAGAACAACAGCCCAGTATCGAGTCGCTGCAAACGCAGATAGCCGAGCTCCAGCAGCAGGCCACAAAGAGAGAGAACGATTACCGCTCTCTTGAAGGCAGGCTGAAGAGCTCATCGAAGGAGACTACTCAGTTTGACGAACTCTCCGAGGGGTTAGCCGTCTTATCAGACACGGTAAATGCGTTCATTCGTCACCAGGGGACTCAGGATGAAGAGCAGTTCAGAGAAGACCTTCAGAAGGTTGAGGCGAATGCCTCGAACCGGAAGCAGAACTCTACCTTCCAGCGGACTTCCCAGTTGATGATTGATGAGATCAGCCAGACAGTCAGAGAAGCGGGGCTTGACCTTCAGGCCGCAGAGGAGCTTGCGGAATTCCGCGACATCTGGGGGCCTGCATACGAAAACCAGGATATAGCCGGTCTCTATCAGGCACAGGCAGCGTTCAACAGGGCGATGCGTGAGGTTGAGAGACGGCAGAGGGAAGAATCTGAAAAGGCCCACGAGGAAGCCCTTAGAAAGGCCCTCGAGGAACACGGTGTGAACACGTTGGATCTCGATTCGACATCGTCCGCGCCGTCTACTATGGGAACGAACAATCTTCTTTCAAGGCTCGGCAACTCCGATATGGCGGTCTCACGGGATGAGATAACACAGGCGGCAGAAATCCTGAGAAAGCAGGGAGTCCGCATTTAGTCATATTAAGGAGTAACCGATATGGCAGCAGGTAACACGATTACTGATAGCCTTGCGGACTCTATTCCGACGATGATCGCTTCTGCGAGAATCGTAAGAGAGTTTGCAGGCGTAATGCCTAACCTCGTCGATAGGCAAAGGCTCGACGACAACACGGGAACAGTCTGGAACGAGGTTTCGATGGCGAAACTCACGGCACAGGCAGTCACCGAGAGCACTGAGCTCGACAACCCACAGCAGATGAGCGACACGCTTTTGTCGATCACCCCGACAGTGATTGGTGTTCACACCATAATCACCGACAGGGTCGCATTGAGAATCAGCGCCAATGCTTACGCGCAGACCGGTTCCCTGGCACAGAACGCTATTGAGCGAAAGAAGGACGCAGACGGCCTCACGGCTATTGATGGCGCAGGCACTAGTCTTGGCTCTTCTTCCGCAGCCCTGGACACAAGTGATATCAGTTCGGCAGCTTACCAGATCACATCGAACACGACGGAACCTGCTCCTGCAAGCGCCCCGATAAACGCTGTGTTCCACGGCTTCCAGCTTGCTGACATCGACTTCCAGTTGACCACTCCTGGTATCACGGCAATTGCAGACTTCGAGGCTCAGGCCGGTGCCCCTCTAACAAGTGGTATCGCAGCCGAGGCTTTCCAGAACCGGTACAGGGGAAACATCGCGGGAGCCAGAATTTTTGAGGACGGCAACCTGACGATTTCCTCCACACCAAGTGCAAAGGGCGGAGTTTTCAGCCAGCAGGGGATTATCCTCGTAGAGGGCAGATCACCTTATGTTGAGACGAAGCGAATGCCTGAACTTGGCGGTGGCGCAACTGCACTTTTTCACTATGATGAGTACTCATTTGGCGAGAGATCTTCGGGCAACTGGGTAATTGAAGTCCATACGGATGCAACCGCACCCGCTGGATAGATTTGAACGCTCGTCGTGAGGCATGGGCTGCTAAACACGGCCCCATACCGAAAGGCTGGGTGGTTCATAACATGAACGGCGATATGGAGGATAACAGGCTGGAGAACCTGGCCTGTATTCCTCGCAAGACATCGAATATAAGTGAAGTAGTCGCTCCCTACAGGAAGCGTATAAGAAAACTGGAGCTACAGCTTCAGGAGGAAAAATAGATATGGCGACAGTACAAAGTGGATCAGGAAAAATACGGCTGTTTAACGACTTTTTCGGGGTGGGCGACACCTTAGCTTTGACGGCTGACACCGCCGAATTGGGAGACTTCTACGCCGGTGGTGAAGGTTTCGAAGATGCCGACGCTGGGATTGCAGGGAAAGATGCTCTTTCTGGTGTTGTTACGATTACATCTGGCAACACCGACGCAGACACGACCTTCATCGGAACGCATATTGCATTTGACGTTGCCCTGATGGGACCGATTATATTGGAGACCAGGGTGCAAGTGCCAGACCTCGATACCAAGGAGATATTCTTTGGGTTAACGAGCATCCTTTCGGTTGATGAGCAGCTCGAGGACATTGTGATAAACGCATCGTCCAGCACCATTACTATGCCAGCAGACCTTGCCGGGTTTTACTTGAGTGACGAACTCAGTGACGATGAGGACTGGCACGCCATTCACAATGGCGGAAGTGCTGCTGCCTCAACAACTACTACTGCCGTTAACTTAGAAGATGACGCGGTAGCTGGTGAATGGCAGGTACTTCGTTTGGAGGTAGCCCCTGATGGCAAAACCTACTGGTACATTGACGGCGAGTTAAAGAAGACCGTGGCAGGCGCAGTATCGACGAGTACAGACTATGCTGTTGTTTTGGCCGCAGGCGCTAACACTACTCAACTTAACATCTTCGACTGTGACTACATACTCGTAGAGGCTAATAGAGACTGGACTGTCTAGGAATAATTAGTGGCATCACTCATTGAGTTAGCCACGACAGAAATATGGGGTCATGAGCCGTGCTGGTATCTTTCTGAGATTAACCAGCCGGCTCCTGATTCCAGAACTGTCAGGCGCATACAGGCTGTAACGGTTATTCGAAACGACCGCAGGGTAAAGCTGAAACAGGATCTCGGAGACGCAAGACTCTTCGGGGACGAGTTCCAGCTTATATGCGGTGTGCCTGACGGCAAGGGCGGCGGTGAGGCTTTATACACGGTAGAAGAGGCACTCGAGATGGCAAGGCAGATGAACATAGCCCCGCCACCGAGGCCAGAGTTGAAACCCAGGGACTGGAACAAGATCTTCTGGGACAACGTAGAAGAGAAGGAAAAGTGGAAGCGCGGTGCGAGTGTATTCGGACCGGAGTATAAAAAGCAGAGGAACACATGACGACAAATAACGAGCCTGCAATTGAAGAGATGATGAGGGACGCGGAAATGGCTGATGAGCCGGGAGACATGAAGGCCGGTGCGGTCATCAGTGCAACTGCTGACATGACCATGAGCACCGCAGAGCTCCAGTCGGCAGGCTATGTCTATGTCTACGACACGAGGACAGCAGATCGTTCTGTAGTCAACCGTAATATGCTCCAGCAGCAGTTGGAGAAACGCCGTGTGGACGGTTCTTTTGCTTTCTCCACGAGGAAGCCCGAGGGGATAGAGCCCCTTGTAGGAACCATAAAATGTTTTCTGCATGAGGATGATCCCAACAGGGAGAAATACGACAAGATGGGCCTTATCCGGTGCATCAAGTCTGACTTCTTAAATGAGATGGACAGGGAAAATCACTTGAGAAGAAGGCATCCCAGGGCATACGCAACTCTCGAGAATGAAAGAACAAGGGGTGAACGTGACGCTGAAAGGCTCGAGCGGATAGCCCTTACTGAAACGATTAGAAATATGGCACAGGCCAACGAAAAAGGTGGAAAAAATGCCTAGTTTTAGTTTTTCACCAATAGGAAGCAGTCTTGTCACACAGGCTGTTGATGGTACGGCAGGTGGTGGTGGAATAGGATCTGGAAACATTCCTTCTGGCGCACGGTATGCGGAAGGGTATGTCAGGACAGCGAGTATTGTTGAGACTCGTGACGGAACTGCTCCGACTGCTACCAAGGGGACGGAATGGGACGAGGGGGATATCATCCTTCTCAGAAGCCGTTACGAGATAGTGAACTTTCTGGCGATAGAGAAGGCTGGTGGGTCTTCCGAGACTATCGACTGGCAGTTCTACAACAGGGCTCCTAACTAGCCATGCCAGCAGGTACATTTCTCCCACCAGGATTAACTACCTCTAACGTCAAGGTCTCCGGTGG